CGGACGAGCCAACCCCGCAGTCGATGCGGATCCATGAGGTCGTCGAGCGGGCGATGGAATCCTTCGCGCCTCGTCCCGGCTACTGGGAACTCGACATGGAAGGCGGGATCCGCGCTCTCATCGACGCCTACGCCAAGGGCATCAGCGTGCTGGAGATCGCATGGCACGCCCAGAATGGGATCATCTCGCCGCGAGCCTACGCCCCGGTGCCGGCCAAGTATCTCGCCTACCCATCCGCAGGGAACGAGATCGACCGGCTGATGGTGGCGCCAGGTGGAGCGAACAACAGCCCGCTCGAAGACTTCCCGCCTGATCGCTTCCTCATCGCCGTCTGGAGCCAAGGAGGCACGCACCCGATCCACGCGGCCAACCTCCGCACCCTGACGAAATACTGGCTCGCCAGCGTCTACGGCCTCGGGTGGCTCATGCAATACGCCCAGCTCTTCGGCGTCCCGTGGCGGCACGTCGAGACAGACGGCAGCGAGGGCGCGATGGATGCCGCCGAAGCGATGCTCGAGAACGTCGGCAGCACCGGCTCCGCCGTGACCGGCCCCGGTGTGAAGCTTAACATCCTCGACGGCGTTTCCGGCGCTGCCGACTCGATGCCGCAGTCGCACCTGATGGACGTGGCCGACCGGGCCTGCGACATCCTGCTGCTCGGGCAGACGCTGACGACCGACAACACCGGCACCGGATCGCGGGCGCTGGGCGAGGTGCATGACGGGATCCGCACCGAGGTTCTCCAGTCCGTCGCGTCGTGGACGGCTTCAATCCTGACCGAGCAACTCATCCCGGCCATCGTCCGTCTCAACTTCGGCGCGGTGCCGTCCGAGGATATGCCATTCGCGGAGATCACGATCCCTCGCGTGAAGGACGCCAAGGCCGCTGCCGAGCGGTTCAAGATCCTCGTCGAGACCGGCGTCAAGATGCCGGCCAAGTGGGTCTACGAGGAACTCGAGATCCCGGAGCCGGTGGACGGTGAAGCGATCTTCGGCGACGACGAGATCGAGGACGACCTCCCGGACCCGCTCGACACGCTCGCCGCAGCCCGCCTCGACGAGATCGACCTGCGACCGACCGCCGAGATGGCAGCGAACGCGCAGGAGGCGCTCGACATCCGCCGGACGAAGCCCGCCAGCGAGCGAGGCATGACCGCCGTCGGGATCGCCCGCGCCCGCGACATCGCCAACCGGACCACCCTGACGCCCGACACCGTGAAGCGCATGGTCTCGTTCTTCGCCCGCCACGAGGTGGACAAGTCAGGCGAGACGTGGCCGGCGAAGGGCAAGGGCTGGCAGGCATGGCACGGCTGGGGCGGAGACGCCGGCTACCGCTGGGCGAAGTCGAAGCTGAAACTCATCGAGGCCGAATGACCAAGGCCGACCTCCGTGACCTCGCTGCCGAATGGCTCGCCCCGATGGACGAGTTGCTCGGCGACTTGATCGAGCAGAGCCGCACGCTCACGCCTGGCGCATTCAACGCGCTCGTCGATGAGGCCGTCCAGCGGGTGCCGCGGATGTTCTACGAACTCAACCAGCAGGCCCTCGCCGACGCTCTGGAAGCAGAGATCGGCGAGGCTGTCATCCGAGGGATCGAACCGAATGTCTAGGCCCGCGCTGAAGGTTGAGATCCAGATGACCGGCGACCAGCAGGCCAAGCTGGGCCTCGTCCGGCTTTCCTCCACTGCCGCCAGACGCCAAGCGATCGGTGACGGCGGGCAGGCTGCTCTGGCTGTGATCAAGGGTTACTACCAAGCCAAGGGCCGGCCGTTCTGGGTCAACCCCGCGCTGCCGACTCACGGGCCAGGACGGAAGGAGTCTGTCCGAGTGTGGAGTCCGGGCCGCGCCCGCACCCAGTGGTGGCGCTCGACGGACACGGCATGGGACATGAAGCAGCCGAACAGCCACGCCGTCAACTTCACGAACGGCACCATCGGCCTGGCCCACAAGGTGACCGGCGGCACGATCCGGGCGAAGCGCAAGAAGTTCATGACGATCCCGGTGGACCCGCGGGCGCACGGGCTGACTGCGAAGACGTTCTCCCGGACCATCGCCCCGCTGTTCGCAGCGAAGGGGATGCTGATGTTTGTCGATGAGCAGACGGCCGACGTGAAGGCCGCCTACGCGCTCAAGAAAAGCATCACGCAGCGCCCGTGGCCGGGTGCCCTGCCGCCCGAAGCGAGCTACCTCGACACCTTCATCGACGAGGCGCTCGACAGCCTGATCGACTCCTTCGAGACCCCTTGAATTTGCAATGTTGACTATCCTGAGCAATTTACTAAGGTTTCGCCAGATGACCGGCCTCACAGTCAACTCCGCGTTCCAATCCGAGCTTTCCGAAGCGGGTTCGATTGTTTTCCTGCCCGAGGGTACGCACCAGATCACCGCGAGCGTAGCCGGCAAACCGAAGACGCTGACGGTGACCGTTGACGACCGGGTTCTCGCCTCCTTCGCCGACGACCTCGCTCGCCGAATGGAGTCCAACGTCCGGCCCTTCGCCGGGTTCGACCACAAGCCGGGTGCGGCGTCGTTCATCCCGCAGGCCTTCCGCTACGAGCCAGGCGTCGGCCTGATGCTCGACGTGGATTGGACCAGCGCCGGCCGCGCAGCCATCGAGGGCCGCGACTACTCCTACTTCTCGCCCACCTTCCTCGTCTCCAAGGACGGAATCCCCACCGGCCTCACGACTCGCGGGGAGATCGGCAGCTTGGTCAACGACCCGGCCTTCGAGGAAATCCCGCGGATCGCCGCATCTCATACCCCAACTGACAATCCCATGGATCATCTGATCGAACTCGGGCTTGTGGAGGCGTCTTGTGCGCCCGATCAAGCCCTCGAAACCGCCAAGGCCGCGCTCGCTACCCTCCGGGAAGCCGCCGCGCAGGTCGAAACCGTCGAAGCCGCCAACATGGCCAAGAAGTCCGCTGAGGACGAGCTGGCCGACATGAAGAAGCGGAACGACGAACTGGAAGCCGCCTACAAGTCCCTCAAGGACGAGATGGCCGCGAAGGCCTCAGCATCTGCCGACGCCGCCATCGAAGACGCCATCAAGGCTGGCCGCATCGCTCCGCAGGACGACGCGACGAAGGCATTCTGGCGCTCGTCCATCACCACCAACCCGGAAGCCGTGAAGGCGCTGAACGCCATCCCGGTCAATCCCGCCCTCTCTGGCAAAACGGTCCTCGCGGGCCGCACCGAAGAACCGCCTCAAGGCCCAGTTTTGACCGGTCTCGCCCGCGTCGAAGCCGCCTTCAAAGCTCAATCCCAATCCTAACATCCCATGCCCAACAACTTGACCCTGCTTGACCTCGCCAAGCTGAACGGTGCCGACCCAATCGTCGGCCTGATCGAGGAAGTCGCCACCGCTTCGCCGGAGGTGACCATCATCCCTGCCCGGACCATCCGTGGCACGTCCTACAAGACCGTCATCCGCAACAGCCGCCCATCCGTGGGATTCCGCGCTGCCAACGAAGGCACGGACGCCACCAAGAGCAACTTCACCGAACGCCTCGTCGAGTGCTTCATCCTCTCGGCCCGCGTCGAGGTGGACAAGGCCGTCGCCCGTGGCTACGAAGACGGTCCCGAAGCCATCCAGGCCATCGAAGCCGCTGGCGTCATGCGCGCCGCGCTTTCGACCGTTGGATCCCAGACGATCTACGGCACCGCCGCAGGCGCGAAGGGCTTCTTCGGTCTCCAGCAGCTCGTCGAGAGCTTTGGGACCGAGCTTGTCGTCGATGCAGGCGGCACCACTGCCGACACCGGCTCGTCCGTCTACGCCATCAAGGCAGGCACCACCGGCGTCCAATACGTCTACGGCAACGGCACCACCTTCGACCTCTCGGCATTCCGCGAGGGAGACGCAGTGGACGCCAACTCCAAGCGTTACGCCGCCTTCATCTCGGACCTCACCGCGTGGATCGGCTTCCAGTGCGTCAACAAATACGCCGTGGGTCGCCTCAAGGATGCCACCGCCGACAGCGGCAAGGGCGTGACCGACGCCAAGATCGCCGAGCTTCTCAGCAAGTTCCCGGTCGGCGAGCGCCCGAGCCACCTGCTCATGTCCCGTCGCTCCGCGTTCCAGCTCCAAGTCAGCCGCACGACCGCCCCGAACACCAAGCAGGAAGCCTTCACCGGCATCCTCCCAGGTGTCCCGACCGAGTCCTTCGGCATCCCGATCGTCATCACCGATTCCATCGGCA